ACGTGCACAAAGAGAAAATCAAGCAACTGATAGGATACGAACATGACATATAAACTTGATTACGGCCAAGAACTAGAAATCGCGAAACTTGCTGGGCGTGACCCAGACTTAGACCGCAACGATCTGGTTAAGTTGTATGAGTGGATTGAATACCTTGTTGAAGAGGAGCGCGACGAGGCTTTTAATGATGGTTATAGCCACGGCGAGCGTGACGGCGAGTCCTATGGCTACGACAGAGGCCGCGACGATGGCTACGATATCGGCTACGACGATGGCTACGATAACGGCCTCGGCGAGGGACGAGAAGACGGCTACGACGATGGCTACAACGAGGGCGTATCGGAGGGCTACGACGAGGGCTACGAGGCCGGAAAAGACGAAGGCTACGAAGAGGGCTACGATGTAGGTCTCAGCGACGGTTACACCAGCGGCCACGAAGAGGGCTACGAAATCGGATACTCAGACGGCCACGAAGAGGGCGTCCGTGAAGCACTTTATGGCCCGGATCGCGGCTAATGCTAGACCTTAGCTTACTTCGCATCTTGAAGTACCGAGAGGACTACTACAGGATCAGAGGTCGGGTGCCCAAGGCGGCGCTCGATCCTCAAACCCTAGCCCTGATCACCGACTTCGGTGTCTATTTCGAGCGTATGCCTGAGGCAGACGTGATCGACATGGAAGCGTTCTTGCCCGTGTTCCGTTCCCAGCACCCTAAGCTGGCTGACGATCAAGCACGGGCCTATGAAGGCATCATCAACAAAATCGAACAAGACGTTACGCCAGAGGAACGTAGCGGCATCATGCTCAGCATGTTGGAACTCCGGTTAGGCACAGACCTAGCCAACGCACTGCACCAGTGGGACCAAGGCGATCTGCCTAACATTCACGCTAAGATCAGAGAGATCGCTAACGACTTCGAGAAGGACGCCGATGTGAAGGTGCTGGACTATATCCAGATCGACATCGACAGCCTACTCGATCAGCGAGCGGTTGACAACGGCGTCAGCTTCCGTCTGGAATGTCTGAACGAGTGTATGCGTGCCCTGCGTGGCGGTGACTTCGGTATCTGGGCTGGACGCCCTGACCGAGGTAAGACCACGCTACTCGCTAGTGAAGTCACATTCATGGCCCCTCAGCTACCGGCCGATCGCTGTGTGCTGTGGCTGAACAACGAGGGCAAAGGTGAAGTGATCTACCTGCGCTTGATTCAAGCTGCGTTAGGGATGACCCTGACAGAGATCACTGACCTGCGCAACTCAGGCACCAACATTCTCGATCTATACTCTGAGGTCGTGGGTGATCCGCATCGCATCCGCATTGTGGACATTCACGGCCTCGATACGTACGCGGTTGAGAACCTGATACGGGCGAACAATCCCGGTATCGTGGTGTACGATATGATCGACAAGATCAGGGGCTTCGGTGACGCAGCGCGTACTGACCTCGGACTTGAGTTGATGTACGACTGGGCCCGTGAACTCGGTGTCAAGTACGACATCATTGGCATGGCTACGTCACAGATCAGCAACGAGGGCGACGGTCTGCAATTCCCTACTCTTGGCATGTTGAAGGACAGCAAGACGGGTAAGCAGGGTGCGTGCGACTATCAGCTGATGATCGGCTCAAGCAACGATCCTAACCTAGCTGGACTGCGCTACGTCAGTCTACCAAAGAACAAGCTGCGCCGCGACGGTGCTGCTGGTGATCCACGGGCAACCGTCAACTTCAAACCACAAATCGCACGGTACGACGACGTACCTGTTGCACTCGGAGAATAAAGCAGAAAAATGTTAATCAATCTCACTAAACAAGACAAGGACGGTACTATATGCGAGGCAGCAGTCAATCCTCGGTATATTACATCAGCTATATACGTACCTAGTATGGGGCTGACTGCATTGAATATGTATCAACAACACACGCTCTGGGTTACTGAAGGCCCAGACGAAATCAGTAGGCTAGTCTACGAAGGAGAGCAATAATGGGTAAACGAACTGAATGGACCGCAGAAGAGATCGAATACGCTGTAGCAATGGCTGGCGGCGTATTGGTAGAGGCTGCATCGGTCATGAATAAGAACCGCGGCGACCGTGCTAAGGTCACTCGGCAGAACCTACAGACTTGGGTGAACTCCATCGAGGATGACTTCACTAAGACGATCATGGATCAAGCTGACCTAGTCCGCGTGAACCGGAACCTCACGAACACCAATAACGCCTTGCGTCGGCAACAACGGAATACACTCGACGCACAACTGACGACAGAAGAGGTGCTAGACGCCATCAGCGACGCTGTGAGCGCAGCTAGCGTGCCTTTGTATGTCCTACCACCCCGTAAGACCTACCCTAACGCTAAGGGGCTTACAATCGAACTGTTGTTCTCTGACCTACAGATCGGTAAGCTCATGGATGACTACGACACAGACGTTGCCCAGCGCCGCGTCAACGAGTGGGTGGAGGTTGTAACCGAGCGCCTGTTCTCGTATATCGACTCCGGCTTCCGCATCGACAAGATCGTGCTCGCGGTTCTCGGTGACATCATTGAGTCCGACAAGAAGCACAGTAACTCAGGCCGCGCATGTGACATCGGCACCGCTGATCAGATGAAGATCGGCATCGACTTGCTGTTTAATCGGGTGATCAAGCACCTCAGCAAGTTCGCTGAGCTCGACGTCATCATGATCACAGGCAACCACGACCACGACGACCACGGACTGAACATGTTCAAGCCGGGACGTGAGCATCTGTCATGGCCTATGTACCACGCTGTACGTATGCTGTGTGAGGCCGCGGGTGTGAAGGCTAACTTCTCTATCCCAGAAGGTAGCTTTCACATTCACGAAATCTACGGCGCTAAGGTGCTGTACGAACACGGTGTTGGTGTTGCCACGAGTGGTGCGGCCATGAAGAAGCACGTAGGGAACCGGATCGACCAGATCAAAGAGTTCATCACGTTCTTCCGCATGGGTGACAAGCACAACATCTGTCGCTTCAATAACGACCGACTGGTCGTGAACGGCGCGTTCTTCGGTGACAGCCGATCCGGTGAGGAATACTCCGGTATCGTAGGTTACGACGGAGAACCTGCTCAGTTGCTATTCGCTCACGTTGAGCGCTCTGACAACGCACGTACGTCGATTTTTGATAGCCTCTCGATACAGTTGGGGCATATCAAATGAGCAAGTTCATGGTAGAGATCACCCTACGAGAAGGTACGCTACGACTAGAAGTGGAATGGTCCGGTACGTGGGTCGGGTTGGAACGAGTCTATCGTCAGATGTACCCCGACTATCTGCATATAGACGCATGGGAGAGGAACTTATGATGATGTTAGCACTGGTAGGGATCGCGCAATTCGGCGCGGTCTTCGCCCTAGTGATGAACAGCAAGCTCTTGCGGGATGACCGCTGGATACTTGCTATGCTGAACTCATGGTTCATCAGCATCACTCAATTCGTGTTCATCTACGTTGTAGCTAACACGGACTCACCTATCGCGACGTTCTTCTGTGCTGCCATCGGCGGCTCATTAGGTTGCGGTGCATCACATCTGTTCTATACGAAGTGGATCATGAAATGAATTTCGAGACTAGATCAACAGGAATTAAAAGACCACGGCCAACTAAACCCTTCGTCGAATACCGGCTACGTGAACCGGATACAATTTCGATGTATGTTGTTGAGCAGAGGTTCGTGATGGAGGCACGGCTTGCTGTGGACTTCCACTCAACTGACAATCCAGAGGAACTTATGCACAAGAAGCGCGGGGCTAAAGACAGTCTGCACGCATTCATGTATAAGGAAATCATACCGTATCTTGAAGAATTGAAACGAGAGACCTACGGAACAGATTTCTATGAAATAGTGCAAGACATGGAAGCCGCGATCTTTAGACAGAAGGAAAACATGTAATGAACGATCAAATGAACAAAGCAGACGGCGGGAAATCTAACCCGCTGCTGCTCGAACAAGACCTAGCAGGTGCCTTGTATCTGGTTAATCGGGTACTGGACTACGGCGCAGAGAAGTACGAGCGTGCTGGCTGGAAGACAGTAGAATCTGAGCGCTACGACCAAGCTGCACGTCGTCACAAGCGGAGCCGTGATTGCGGAGAACTGATCGACGACGAGAGCGGATTGTTTCACCTAGCCCACGAGGCTACGAACATCTTGTTCCAGTTGCAGATGGAGATCGAGAAGGCTTCCGTGGACCTAGAGTTTCTTGGTGCATACAACAAACCGCCTCAGGATCACAAGGAAGAGAAAGAGGAAGAGCCAGATGACGGCTGCGAAGACTGCTACACACCGCCGACCGAGCACGCATACACAGCGTACAATCCGCCGCCCCTGAACTCAAGGCACTGGAAGGATTTGCAAGATTGTAAGCCAAGCGGTGACGTTTCCGTACTTTATTTCTGGGTTAAACTGAGGCACTACAGAATGGGCTTCGACGGCCATGGAAGGATTTGCAAGGTTGTTGCGGCCACATGGCTTCCACGGTCAGAAGCGTGGGTTTCAAATGACCCAACAGTAGACTTAGACGTATGGCAACCAATTGAATGGATGGAGATGGCACGTGAATAATCGATCAACAGCGGTCCTTGAGCGGTACTACCGTATCCTCAAGGCCAACGACTTAGCGGTCCCTACGGACCTAATCATGGAACTCATGATGCGATGCAAATCGCGGTTCATGTAGAGGAACAGACATGGCACACAATGTAAGGCTTGTATTTAGCAACGCAGACGCAACACCAAAGAACGTGGCAATTGACCTCGATATTGACAGCGCTAATGATGTGTGCGTATGGTATGCAGCCTTTCATGCTGGTGACAGGTTCACACTAACAATGAATGGAAGAAACGTACCACTAGATCACAACGGAGAACCAGTATGGCCTACATGATCTTCGACTTAGAAACACAAATCCATCAATCACACAAACGAAAGGCTAACCCATGGCATCCTGATAACTACGTAGTGGCTCGCGGCTGGAAGGTCGAGGGCGATACGCGGTGCTCTATGGCACGCTTCGAGGGCAAGACGCCTGACAACAAGCTCGTCATCCCTGACAACGTAGACGTACTGGTCGGACACAACATCAAGTTCGACCTGCTGTACGAGATGGTAGCAGACTACGACAACCTTGCTGACTTCTATCGGCGCGGTGGTCGAGTCTGGTGCACGCAGTACGGACACTACCTGCTGAACGCTCAGGACCGTAAGACGCACATGAACGCCATGGATCAGATCATCGAGCAATACGGTGGTCGTAAGAAGATCGACGGAATGAAGGCGCTCTGGGAAGCTGGCGTGCAGACCTCAGACATCGACCCTGCAATGGTAGAAGACTACCTGATCGGGACCGAGGAAGAGGGCCGTAACTCCGGCGACATCGGGAACACTGAGCTAATCTATCTCGGCCAGATCAAGGAAGCAGAAGAAAACGGCATGACGCAGATGATTAAGGTGCGCATGGACGGACTGCTGGCATCGACCGAGATGGAGTACAACGGCATCAAGTGCGACGTAGACCGCGGTAAGGCTGACCTAGCTGAGCTGAACGCTAAGCTGGCTGAGGCTGAGGAAGAGCTCATTAACTACGTTAAGGACATTCCAGAAGAGGTAGGATTCAAGTGGTCGTCAGGCCCGAACAAGTCCTGCCTGATCTACGGAGGCACCATCCGCTATCAGCTACAGGACACGTACCTCGACGAGAAGACTGGTGAACTCGCTCGGAAGAAGGCTACGGAGAAGTGGCCTCTGTTTAATGGAAAACCTGTTGATCCGCAGTATTGCAGCTACAACGAGGGCACCGGTCTATACAAGACATACGATACAGCGCTGTGTCCTCAGTGTGGGGGAGACAACCACGCCACAGGCGGCGGCTCATGTTCCCATTGCTGTGACGGAGCGGATGCTAATTGGATACAGGACAAGTACAAGTCAGGCAAGCGTAACGGCGAAGGCAAGTTCAAGAACGTGGACGTGCCCGGTGACGTCAAGACCCGCTACCGTGACTTCTTCTACGAGTGCAAGGGCTATGTCGATCCAGCGGTGCTGGACCTCAAGCCCGGTGCGCTCAAGGACGGCAAAGGTGGCCCCATCTACAGCACAGACAGCGACACGCTAGAGCTACTCGGAAACCTCGACGTACCGTTCCTTCAAGCACTGGGTCGCAAGACTGCATTGGACAAGGAGATCGGGACGTACTACATCAGCCGTGGCGCAGATGGCAAGCTCAAGGGTATGTTCACCTGCATCCAGCCACACGATCATATCATCCACCACCAGCTTAACCACACGTCCACAGTGACGGGACGTATGAGTGGCTCTAACCCGAACATGCAGAACATACCTCGCGGAGACAAATCAAGCGTCAAGGCGATGTTCGTCAGCCGCTTCGGAGACGAGGGCACGATGGGCGAGATCGACTACAGCCAGCTAGAAGTGGTTGTGCAGGGTTTGCTCACAGGCGACCCTAACCTGATCAAAGACCTCAACAACGGAGTGGACTTCCACTGCGTCAGGGTAGCTGCTCGTGAGGGCTGTACCTACGAAGAGGCGGTCGAGTGGTGTAAGAACGAGGATCACATCAAGAACGCCGTGTGGAGCGTATTTCGTACTGAGTGTAAAATCTTCTCGTTCCAACGTGCCTATGGTGCCGGTGCTTCGACCATCGCTATCTCAGCCAACATGACGGTTGAGAAGGTTAAGGTCATGATCGAGGCAGAGGAAAAGATGTATCCTGCTGTTGTGCAGTTCCACCAGAAGGTAGAGGACGAGGCGTATGCTACCGCAGAGGCGTTCAGAGACCCTGAGAGAGGCTTCCGCACGTTCCGCAAGGGTACGTGGCAGTCACCTACAGGTACTCTGTACGGCTGGCGTACGTACGATGCACCTAAGTTCCTCAAGGACAAGGGCATCATGGATCAGTTCAGTCAACCGGAGATTATGAACTACCCGACACAAGGGACAGGCGGCGAGATCATGCAGCTGGCTCTTGGTCAGCTGTTCAGATACTTCAACAAGAAAAGGAACTTCGATGGCAAAGCCTTCATGGTGAACACTGTGCACGATTGCTCTTGGTTCGATATGATGAATGAGGTGGTTGACAAGGTGATGGGCGCTTGCGTCAAGATAATGTCCAGCGTTAAACACTTCCTAAAACACTTCTACGGTATTGACAGTCCCGTAGACTTCCCTGTAGATGCAGAGGTAGGGCCAAACATGCTCAACCTAAAGCACTGGAAACCGACAGGATAGTTAACCTGTCGTATAGAAGACACGAAAATATAACATTGTAATAGGAGAGAAATACAATGACTAATCTACTAGATCAAGCAGGTAATGCAGCTCAGTATGATGACCAAACAGAAACTAAAGCCTTTGAGCGTACAGTAGCACCAGAAGGTTATACTACAGCACGCTTCATTGGATACGTTGAAATCGGTAAACAACCACAGCGTCCATACCAAGGCGTAGACAAGCCGGATGCAGCAGAAGTGCGTCTGACCTTTGAACTCAATGGTCCTAAGCACATCACGGAATATGAGAAAGACGGCGTCAAGATGACACGTACTAACATTCACCGTGAGAAGCTGACGATCTCGTCAAGCGAGAAGTCGAACTTCCAGAAGCTCTTCAAGAAGATGCTCGCTGGTCGGACAGACATCAAGCACATGGCACAGCTGCTGGGTGAAGGCTTCCTCGTGAAGATCAAACACAACCTGTCGAAGGACGGCAAGAACACGTACGCTAACATCAAGGTTGACGGCGTGTGGGACATCGGTGCACCTTCTGTGACTGACCCGATCACTAACGAGACCACGATCCTTGACGTACCGGAAGCTACACATGCTGTTCAGTTGTTGCTCTGGTCTAACCCAAGCAAGGAACAGTGGGACTCGATCTTCATCGACGGTACCTACACCAAGAACGACGGCAAGGGCCAAGACATCGAGGTCAGCAAGAACTTCATCCAGAACGAGGCCATGGCAGCATCGAACTTCATCGGCTCCCCGCTGGAAGCTCTGGTGGCTGGTATCGGTGTTCCGATCAAGGAAGACTTGGCACCTAACCCAGCCCCAACCCCTAAGGCAGAGACTACGACTGAGCAAAAGGGCGGCGAGAACGTGCCGTCTACTGCGGAAGAAGACCCTCTCGCAGCACTCGGTCTGTAGTGACTGAGGTTGAGGCTGAACGCAGACGCCGCATCCGGTTATCGGTTGCGGCATACTGTTACGAGTACATGGACACTCCGATCATGTCGGACCATGACTTCGATCGGTTGTCAGAGCAAGTAGACCTCAGCATCATTACTGGTAACGCTAAGCTCGACAACTTTTTCAAGAAGCATTTCGAACCTGCATCTGGTATGTGGGTTCGGAAGCATCCTGACAAGAACGGACTGCATAACATATACGAGAGGGTATGGAAGATGAAGATACCAACTAACCTACCAGACCAGACCAAACAGCATAAGAACTATCCTCCGGCAGTGCCGAACAGGGTAGCCCACATCGACGCAGACTTCATGTGCTATCAAGTCTCTGCTGAGACCAAGGAACAGCTTGAAGGACTCAAGCCTCGCGTACCATTGGAGGACATGAAGAACAACGCGCTTAACGGCCTCGATCACCTCATGCGTATGGCAGGTGCTACGAGTTACGTGGCACACATCACACCTAACGCGTCCACAAAGGGCCACAGAGACGATCAGGCGCTCACTCAGGAGTACCAAGGCAACCGTAAGGGGCGTGATAAGCCAATGTACCTAGAGGCCATCAGAGCCTTCATAGGTGAGCTACCGAACGCAGTTATCCACTTCGATCAAGAGGCCGACGACGGCATGGCTCAGGCGAACTACAACGACCCTGAGAACTCCGTGATCGTATCCAAGGACAAAGACCTCCGCATGGCCCCCGGTCTACACTACTGCTTCCAAGACGAAGTCGTGATCGAGACGGACCCCTTCGGAGATATCTGGATCGACACCAGCACGACGACTAAGAAGGTGCTCGGCTGGGGAACGAAGTTCTTCTGGGCACAGATGCTCATGGGCGACACCGCTGATCACATTAAGGGTTGCCCAGACACGCGTAACCTCAAGGGCAAGTCTACGAAGGTAGGCCCAGTCGCAGCGTACGAGTACCTAGAGAACTGCACGACAGACTGGCAATGCTTCCGAGTATGTGCTTGGCTGTGGTCAGGCTCGACGTACGAGTGGCACGACTACCGCGACGGTAGGTCAACAACATGGCAGCAGCACATGATCGCAGACATGCAGCTGCTCTGGATGCGCCGGAACAATAACCCTGACGACGTCATCGAATGGCTAAAGGAAATGAGTAAGTGAAGTTCAAATGCAATTACTGCGACACGGAGATCAAAGCTCCCCGCCCCCACATCTCGGCTGTTGACCAGCGGGTCCAGTGCAAGACGTGCGGGGCGAAGTACAAGCAGGTATTAATCAGAAGGATACAAGAAGATGGATAAGATAGCAGCGCTGTGGGCAACAGCCGTAGTTGTAGGTGTAATTCTAGCGTTTCTCGCACTAGGCGTCGGTCTAGTGTACCACACTGAAATTATTGTGCTGGCTTTAGTTTCTATAATTCCTCTTATTTTTTTAGCGCTCATATGGCGGGAGGTATACTACGAGGTTCGTAGACAGAGGCTGTATAAATGAAACTCAAGACAGCACAGATCGCACCAGTACGAGCTAAGCTGTTAGCTAAGCAGAAGTACAAGTGCCCGTTGTGTGAGGGTAGTATGAAGGCAGGCGGTAAGAAGCCTGCCCTCGATCACGACCACACCACGGGCTACATACGAGACGTACTGTGTATTAACTGCAACGGTATTGAGGGCAAGATTCATAACCTAGCCCGACGTGCTAAGAACAAATTGACAGTAGACGAGTGGCTTGATAACCTCATGGCCTACCGTCAGAGGCACAAAGAGCCTCAGCACGGTGGCTTGATTTATCCAACCCACAAGACAGAAGAAGAGAAGCGCCTAGCGAAGAACGCTAAAGCGCGGAAGAAACGAGCAGCTATGAAGGGATAGTATAGATGCCGACGATACAAGATCAGCTTGACCTAGAAGAACACATGGTCAACAAGGGCGTAGAACGCTTCCGCAGCCAGCAGGCAGCGGCACAGGAGACCCGTAACTCCGAGACATCAGCGGGAAGCACGCTTCTGCGTAGCTACGTCATCCGTATCGCGGATCACATCAAGCTCTACCTCGACGGTAAGCACCCTGACGGACGTCGCCGGAACAAGGTAGCTAAGCTCATTGCCACGATTGACCCAGACAAGGTAGCCTTGCTGGGCCTTCGTGCAATCATCAACTCCATCCACAGCCCGAACAACAACATCACAACCATGTGTATGCAGATCGGGATGCGGTGCGAGGACGAGCTGCGTTTCGTGCACTTCGAGACTGAGTACAAAGAATACTACGACAGCTTGCTCCGAGACTTCGATCGCAAGAACATCGCCAGCTATAGCCACAAGCGCAACGTGCTCCGCGGCAAGGGCGAGGACCGTGGTCTACAGTGGACTGACTGGTCAGGTGAAGACAGGGTCGCTGCTGGCGCACTCATCGTCTCCCTCATCATGGAAGTGACAGACTTGGTCAAGAAGCAGAAGAGCTTGAACAAGCGTAACCAAACAATCGTGCTGCTCGTCCCAACCGACGAGTGTCTCGACTGGATCAATCGACACAACGATTCCGTGGAAGTTATGAGCCCGGATCGTATGCCCTGCATTATCCCCCCGGCAGACTGGGTGTCGAACACGGAGGGCGGGTTCTACAGCCCTGAGCTTAGAGCCCGCACCCCGCTGATCAAGTCGAACTCGTACGACGGGTCGCGTAAACACGCGTACCAGAACGCTGAAATGCCTGCCGTAACGCAGGCCATCAACGCTATGCAGCGCACCGGCTGGCGGGTAAACACTCGCCTCAAGGACGTCATGCAGTACGTGTGGAAGAACAACCTCGAATGCGGTATGCCTCGTGCAGCACCGATCGAGTTCCCTGCATGTCCTCTCGACGGTCTGCCAGAAGATCACAAGCCTGCTGAGGGTAGCCCTCTGGCAGAGGCGTTTGATAACTGGAAGGCGGAGATGCGTGAGCTCTACACAGCTGAGAACGAGCGCCGTGCTAAGAGCCTAGCCTTCTCCCGCACCATGCGGCTGGCACAAGAGCTCACCAAGCACGACGAGTTCTTCTATGTGTATCAAACAGACTTCCGTGGCCGCGTATACGCCACAGCAGCTGGCCTGAACCCACAGGGTACGGACCACAGCAAGGCGCTGATTGAGTTCTCTGAGGGCAAGGCTCTCGGTGAAGACGGCTTCCGCTGGTTCATGATCAACGGCGCGAACAAGTACGGCTACGACAAAGCATCGTACGACGACCGCGTAGCTTGGGTGTTCGAGAACGCTCAGCAGTTCATGGCAGCAGCCGACGATCCCATCGGGAACCGCGGTGTCTGGACACAGGCAGACAAGCCTTGGCAGTTCCTCGCATGGTGCTTCGAGTTCCGTGACTGCATGGAGCTAGCTGATCACCGCGACTTCGTGTCCCACCTCCCCGTGGGCCTCGACGGTTCCTGCAACGGCCTACAGCACTTCTCCGCTATGCTGCGTGACAGCGTAGGCGGCAGCGCTGTGAACCTCATGCCTGCTGAGACACCAGCTGACATCTACCAGCGCGTTGCTGACGTGTGCTACGCTAAGCTGAAAGCAATGGACACACCAGCAGCGAAGAACTGGCTGTTCATCCTCGGCGATAGTATGCCACGCAGCCTAGCCAAGACCCCTGTCATGACCCTGCCCTACGGCAGCACACAGCAGGCGTGCACTGGCTCGATCTACAAGTGGTATCGTGAGAAGGCTGAGCGCAGCTTCGCAGAGAATACAGCGTTCAAGCACTGCATCTTCCTCGCCCCTATCCTTTGGGAAAGCATCGGTGAGGTTGTGATCGCAGCACGGGCCGCTATGAAGTGGATACAGGACGCCTCGGCCATCATCGGCAAGGCAGGTCACGGACTGACGTACACCTCCCCTCTGGGCTTCCCAGTGATCCAGAAGCGTATGAAGTTCAAGACCCGGCAGATCGAGACCCAGATCGGCGGCAAGCTGTTCCTCCGGGTAGCGTCGAACACCAACGACATCGACGTACGTAAGCAGCGACAAGGCAGCAGCCCTAATCAGGTGCACCACGTTGACGCCACGCACATGATGATGGTGATCGTAGCCTGTCTAGCAGAGGGTATCAACTCCTTCGCCATGATCCACGATGACTTCGGAACCCACGCAGCTGACGCCGGTAAGCTCCAACGGATCATCCAAGAACAGTTCGTAAAGCTGCACTCCGAGAACGACTTGCTCAAGGAGTTCAAGGAAGCACACGAGAAAGCTCTCGGTATCGAGCTACCACCTCTGCCAGAGAAGGGCGATCTGGACCTTGAACAGGTTCTAAATTCCCCGTATTTCTTCGGCTAAAACCTTAACCTGTCCTATAGAAGATATTCAGATAGGATGAAACTCATGTATAATGACTTATCTCTGGAAGATATGCTTATACTAGCTATACAGTATCATCTATCAGGATTAAATATACCTAGAGAACTACAAGAAGAACTAGGAGAACAGGTTATCCAAGAGATTACTGCTACAGTAATAGAATAGGATAATAAATGCTACAGACACAACAAGCAACCCTTATAGCAGAACCAGTAAGAGACCATCTTAGTCTACTACTGGAAGCTAAGACTCTGGTAAAGGGTGATGGTGACTACGAGATCGGATACGAACAGGCTAAGCGGGACATCAAAGAGTCCATGCTAGCTATGATCGGAGGTCGGCTATGATCAGGGAAGCAAAACTACGCGATCTGCCCCAGCTACAATACTTGGTCCGCGCCATGAACACGGAATACTACGACGTACCTCTGAATGGATACAAAACGGCCAAAACTCTCTATCGTATGGTGAAGGAAGGCGTAGTGTACGTCTCAGTCAGCGACAAGCACAAACTGTACGAGGGTACGGTCTACTATGCTGACGCTGCAGTCAGCGATAAGCACGAGCTGTACGACGGCGCGGTCTACGAACACGAAGTTGAAGAATCGCTCACCGGCTTCATCGGCGGCTGGATAATTCCAGACGGGTTCCGGGATCAAGCCTACCTCGTTGAACAGGGCTGGTACTGCACAGACAATCAGGGCGTCCTGTTGTTGAATGCGTTCCAGAAGGCCGGAGAAGACAACGGCGTAGACGAAGTACGCATGTGCACCTTGGAGACATCTCCGAGGATAGCCGAAAGAATTTTAACACGGAAAGGGTATAAACCCGCCGAACAATATTGGGCGCTACGCCTGTAAGGAGAAACCTATGGGTGTAACAACAGCACTACTAGCTATCGGGGCCGTCGCCACACTAAAGGGTGTCAGCGACGCTAAGAAGGCAGCTAAGAAGCAGCTCAAGCAGCAGCAGGATGCGTACGACGCACAGCTCAAGAACCAACAAGACCAGCAGGCCGCAGCCGTACAGGCTACAGAGCAGGCAGCAATCGAGGAAGCAGAGGAAGAAGCACGGGCACAAGCTGCTCTGGGTTCTGACGCGGGTAAAGCGAAGGTTGTTCTCGGTGCACCTGACACGCCGACTGGCACAGCAGCCTCAGCCCTGACGAAGAAGAAGAAGGCTAAAGGCGGAACGACTAAGGCAGTCGGTCAGGTCGGTGGCCTCTAATGAAAACACCGCAACATCGTATCGATGATGTTTGGGAACAGATGGATGCAGAGAAGGGTGACTTGATCACCCGCTCTGAGACCTTCGCTCGCTGGACCGTAGCTGCGATCATGCAGCCTGACGGTGGTGAGAACACTGAACAGATTCATGGAAGCGTCAACAAAGGCGCTCGCTGGGTCAACCACCTAGCCAACAAAATCGTAGACGTGCTGTTCCCTGTGAGCCGCCCGTTCTTTACAATCGCAATGACACCTAAGGCTAAGCTCGAACTCGAAAAAGAGATCGGCGAAGAGAACTCCGGCCAGATGCAGGAGATGGTACGCGACGCAACCTCGAAGATTTCTGAGGCCGCGCTGCGCCATCTGAACCTTGTCGAGTACCGCCCCGTAGCCATCATGGCAGCTAAGCACCTTATCGTTACTGGTAATGTACTGCTGCGCCGCCTGCCTACAGGAGAGCGCGTGCTCTATCCTGTCGATCGATACGGCGTCCGCCGCGATCTCAAAGGCAAAGAGTTCGAAGTAGTCCTTGCTGACAAGAAGCGTTTCGATACATTCGATGACGCCACCAAAACCTTGATCCTTGAGGCTCAGCCGCGTATCAAAGACAACGATATGCTGGACCTCTACACTCACTACATCAAAGAAGGTAAGCGCTGGAAGATCACACAGGAAGTCGAGGGCATCCCCGTCGGCAAGCCGATGTACCAGAACGAGAAAGACTATGATCTCTTGGTCCTAGACTGGTCTCTGTTCGCAGGTGAGAACTATGGCCGCGGTCTCGTTGAAGACAACGCCACGATGTTCCACCAGATCGACGTCTGCACAGAAGCAGTTGTAGACCTAGCGTCTGTCACAGCTGACATCAAGTTCTTTGTACGCCCCGGTTCGCCTCTGTCCCTACAGATCGCTGAACTGAACGCCGCACCACGCGGCACATACTGGCCCGGAAACGGAGAAGACATCACTGTACCTGAGGTCCGAGCTCGCAATGATTTGCAGACCCTCGTACAGCTTGTCCAGCAATGGGAGCAGGAACTGTCCCAGACATTCCTTATGTCCTCCGTGCGCCAAGCTGAGAGAGTTACAGCCGAAGAAATCCGTATGGTAGCTAACGAGCTCGAAAGCGCCTTCGGAGGCTTGTACTCTCAGCTGGCTATGCAATGGCAGCAGCGTGAAGCTGACTTCGCTATCAGCAAGGTAGACTTCAATGCAGAAGTCGGTGGCCTTGGTGATCAGTTCGAGGTACTCGTGACCACTGGTCTTGAGTCCTTGTCCAAGGAAGGTCAGATCGACAACCTGCGTCTAGCCATCGGCGACTTGCAGATGATGGAAGCCGTGCCGGAAGATGTACGTGGTGCCATGAACGCACTACGCTTCGCTAAGTTCGTCTTCACGAACCGCAACGTGGACCTCAAGGCATTCTTGAACACAGCAGAAGAGATGGAAGCTAACCGCCAGCAGGCTCTCGCAGAAGCGGGACGTCTACAGGAAATGCAAGGCGCGGCTAATGTAGCCGAGCACGCTGGTAAAGTAGCCGTAGACCAACAAGCACAGTCATAGGAGAGATGATGACCGAAGAAGTAACAACCCCAGTCGAGGAAACACCGACTAACCCCGTTACGCCAGAAGAACCCAAAGTCGATTTGGATAGCAACCCTCCGGCAGGCGACGAGACACAGACGCCAGCCACTAAAGCTGATCAGCAGGTAGAGACACCTGCTGAGGAACCCGCTGCCGACGAGCCAGCTACTGAGGAACCAGCCGCAGAAGAACCTGCGGAGGAACCAAAGGAAACTGTACTCGATAAAAATGTCTGGGGTGATACAGGCTCAGAGATCGGTAACGATGTTCTTACCGTATTACAAGAATCCGGTATCAGCACAGAAGACGCTAAGGCGTTGATGTGGGATGCCGTCGCAGCCGGTGACGTAACCAAGATCGATCGAGATGCTCTCGTCGAGAAGGTTGGTAAAGCGCAAGCTAATATCATCCTTCGCGGCACAGAGGTCTACATCAACGACGCCAAGGCAGCATCAGCTGCATCCGACAAGGTCGTATTCGATGCAGTCGGTGGCAAGGACAACTGGGATAAAGTCGCGGCATGGTCTGTAGATAACATTCCAGAGGAAACACTCGCCGAGTATCGTCCCATGATCGAGAAGGGTGGCGCACAAGCGAAGTTCGCAGTCGCAGAAATCCTATCCTCTTACAACGCAGCCGATGGTAACTCTACCATCAGCGTAGAAACTCCCCGCGCTGAGCCTACCTCAGTGTCTCCCCCAGCTAGCACAGCTACAACCCGTGCAGAGTATGTCGCCGCTCTTGAAAAGGCGCATCGTAGAGGTGCATCTCAGAAAGAGATTGCGACCATCCAAGCCCAGCGCGAAGCTGGACGTAAACGCGGCATCTAGCCGCTCATAAACTCAAATAAGGAGACCTGCTAATGTCAGGCGCAAACATTCCTAGCGACAGCACCCACCTATCCGATCAGGCCGTTGCCGATATGATCGAACAGTACGGTGGTGTTGTTGACTCACAATTCCACAAGAAGTCCATGATGCGGAACTTCATCAATGTCAAGCCCGTCAAAGGCACTGACACTCTGTTGAACCGCCGCGTTGGCCGGACATCGTTGACTACTCTGACTGCTGGTGTACGTCCACCTGCTACAGCGACTGCATTCGGTAGCACATCAGTAACAATCGATACAGTCGTTATGGCACGGGACAACCGCTCCATGCTGAACGAGTTCCAGATCGACTTCAACGCACGCGCTGAGCTCGGTAAAGACCACGGCAAGGAACTTGCTAAGTTGTTCGACGAGTCCATGCTGATTGCTGGTATCAAAGGTGCTGCTGCATCTGCTCCATCTGGCCTTAACGGCGCGTTCGGTGCAGGTACAACTGCTACTCTTGGTTCCGCTGGCGACGAGCTAGACCCAACTGCATTCTACGAAGCCATCCAAGCTGGTGTAGTATCCATGCAGGAAAAGGACATGGACACAGACGAGTGCGTAGTCTTTGTTAAGCCTGAACAGTACAACGTGCTGCTCAACAACGACAAGATCATCGACCGCGACTTCTCCATGGACAACGGCGACTTCGCTTCCGGCAAGTTCAAGACTGTCATGGGTATCCCAGTTGTGTGGACTAACCGTCTGCCTTCTGCGGCTATCACAGGCCACCCTCTGTCAACCACAGCTAACGGCGACTTCTATGACGTCTCTGCTGCTGAGGCTCGTACAGAGGCTCTGATCCTGCACCCATCCGCTATCATGGCTGGTGAAACTATCCCACTTACATCTGACGTGTACTTCTCTAAGATTGAGCGTCAGTGGTTCATCGACTCGTTGATGGCCTACGGTGCGAACTTCAACCGCCCAGATGGTGCTTACGCAGTACAGTCCATCACTTAATCTAATCAAGAGCCCTCATTCCTTAACCGGAGTGGGGGCTCTTTTTTTGTTTGTCGAGGGCACGGTTCTCTCCACTGTGTCTTCCACTAACAAAAACCACTAAACGAAAGGCTTGTCATGACAGTACGTCTCGACCTTATCAATTCGATGCTAGCGACAACTGGCACGGCTAAGCTGACAGCTGAGGACGATCAGCACCCTAACTACATCACAGCCGACGACATCTTGTCGGAAGTCATCGAAGACTTCTCGGCACTGGACCTCTGGTTCAACGTCAGTACCCGTGACCTAGCACCAAACGTAGACAACAAGGTTGTTGTACCAAGCAACGCTCTGACGGTCAACCCTACCGATCCCTCTAAGAACTACGTCATCCGTGAAGGCTTCCTGTTCGACATGGACACATACAGCTTCACGATCACGGACACGGTTGAGTGCCGGATCACATACGAGCTAACCGTAGCCGAGATGCCGCCAGTGGCTATCCAGTTCCTACGGGCCGACGCTCGCTTCCGCTACTTCGTCAACCAAGACGGCGCGAGCGCTAAGGTTCAAGTCTACAGCCAAGACCTAGAGCGCAAGTACAACCAGCTAATCATCACACACATGAAGAACTCCGACGCGAACTTCTTTAGCAGCCAAGCGTACGCGAACTTCGCAGTTCGGCGTGCAGCAACTGCATCCCCATTAACCCGCATTGAGTAGGACCAACTATGGCAGTATCAGGCACACTAGGCGCTCTATTGCAGGGCGTGAGCCAGCAGCCGCCTGCCATTAGAAACGATGGTCAGGTAACTGCACAAGACAACATGATCTCGGACGTGGTCAAGGGACTGACGTCCCGGCCAGCGTCTAACCTGCTCGGCACTAACGCCACAGCAGACGAAGACATGGATTGGCACACAGTCACGATCTCTGGAAACAAGTATCACATCGGCTTCGCAGTTGGCGAGTTTCGCGTAATCGACGCAGAGGGTGTAGACTATCCTCGCAGCAGAGGTGGCAACTCAGCCTATATCGGCAACAACATGGGCGTACATGTCTACAACGACACGCTCTACGTCTACAACCGCGAAAAGGTAGTGGCTATGGACCCAAGCACGGCTGCGGCAGAGGCCAACGTTGTACGTAACCGTGCGTACCTCACAGTAGGTGGCGGCGAGTTCAGCCACACCTACACCGTAACGGTTGTTTACGCTAATGGTGATACAGCCACAGGATCGTATACGACACCGGACGGGACCAATGCAGGCGACGCAGCAGACAGCACAGGCGAAGAGATCGCGAAACAGCTTAATATCAGCTTACAAGCTCACGCCAACTTCGGTTCCAACACAACCGTAGCCCGTAAGGGTTCCGTGCTACAGATCAACTGTACCGGAGAGACCGGCGACACCACAGTCACAGCGACTGATGGTAGCGGCGGCAACGTCATCAAGGTACAGATGAACTACGCCGACGACATCACAGACCTCAGCAAGTACGCCGCTAACGGTGCACTCACGCGGGTCGCTGGTGGAGACGGCGGTGAGGACGACATCTGGTTACGCTTCCAGACTGAGGCTACCTTTAGTGTCGGCGGCGGCTTCAATAAAGCGGGCGCATGGTACGAACACTTCGATGTGTCTCAGCCTTCCAGCTTCGATCTGAGCACTATGCCACACAAGATCACAGACATCGGAGGCATTCTAACACTTGAACAGGGTGACTGGCTAGGACGCCGCGTAGGCGATGCCTCTACGAACCCTGAGCCTAGCTTCGTGGGTAAGACCATCCGAGACATGAACGGTTTCCAGTCACGTCTTGTGTTGATCTCAGGCCCGAACCTGATTACATCTCAGACCAATGACGAGCTCGACTTCTGGCGTACAACCGTTACAGCTGAGCTACCAGTAGACGCGATCGACATCAAATCGACAGCTGAGACTGAGTTCGAGATGCAGTGGATCGTACCCTTCGACCGCGACTTGATCCTATTTGCTGACGCCAGCCAGTTCATTCTGACCGGCGCTACAGCCCTGACACCAAGTAACGCCTCGCTTGTTCAGACAACGAACTTCGAGATGGGTAACGCAGCACGTCCAGCCTCAACAGGTAAGACGCTGATGTTCCCGTTTAGCTCTGGCGGCTTCGCTGGGGTGAAAGAGTTCTACTCTACAGCAGAGGGTTCAGCATCTGACGCTGAGGCGATTACGACCACAGCCGACGAGTACATGAGCGGCAAGGTCAAGCGCCTCGTGGCATCCACGAACTTCGAGTTCCTGATCGTACAGACTGACGACGCAGCAGAGTCCAAGACCCTGTACGTGTATCAGTATTACTTCGAGAATAACGAGAAGGTGCAGGCATCGTGGTCTCGCTGGACATTCCCCTTCGATGTTGAGAACGTGTTCTTCGACGGCTCCACTATGAACCTTCTGATGCACGATCCTGACGAGCTAGGCTTTCATGTAGTTACACTCGACATGGACCTACCTGATAACGTAGAGACGGGCTACCCAGTCGTTATGGACTCGATCGCTACTGATACAGCAGAGACTGACCTAAGCGATGCGCAAGCACGTACACGCGTGGTATTGCCGTGGCCTAACGCGAAGATCGTACAAGGCACAGGTTGTGCCGTGCCCGGTCAGACAGCGCTCGACGAGATCGTGGACAACGGAGACGGTACGTACGACTACTACTTCTTGAATGCTACAGTGCCTGACGGGGCTACGGTCCTGACTGGGCTACCTGTGACCGCATCTGTTAAGCCAACCATGCCATTCATTCGTGATGGTAACGGGGCGGCAATCAAGAACACTAAGCTAGTGGTCACGCAGTTCGTTCTGTACTACGAAGAGTCAGGTTACATCAACGCAACCATGTCCTCTAAGTATCGCACCACAGACCGCGAAATGAGCAACGAGCAGGCTGTAGTAGCAAACGATCCCGACGATCCCGACGGTCTCGGTATCCGCTCCGGTAGCTACACCGTCCCTTGGGGCGAGCGCAGCGACTGGTCTGAACTGACAATTTCAACTGACGACGTCCGTCCTATGACGATCCTAGAGATCGAGTGGATCGGACAGGTACAAACCCGTGGAAGGAGGGTCTAATGGTAGACTTCAATATGTATGCCAAGATGGGCACCCAAGCTATCGGGGCACTCGGTCAGGCGTCTATTCAGCAAGACCAGAACAAGATCACTGAAATCCAGCACAAGATGCAAACGTCTGCTCAGGCGCACCGTAACGTACTAATGGGTATGTCTGCGGCACGTCAGCAGAACAACGTAGCGCTGGCTCAGGCTCAGGTGGCGGACCAAAGCAAACGCTTAGAGTTCAACATCAGTCTACAAGCACTCAAGCATAAGTCGCAGGCACAAGTGTCTGCGGCAGCTGCCGGTGTATCAGGACGCAGCGTTGACGCTACACTACAGGGTCTGCGACGCTCTGAGATACAGGCGCAGTTCGCTCGCGTACAGAACCGTAACGCACAGCAAGCAGCACTCCGTCAGAATACTCGCGACATCAAGATGAATGCGATCCTCGGAAAGGATACCACAATCATCCCACGTCCGGTACTCCCCGACGCTTCCTCGGCCCTACTGGGTCTTACAACAAGTCTCATAGACACATGGGACGCGAACAACCCAGAAGGCAATAGAACCGCTGACGCCCCGCTCAGCCTCTTCTCAGGATAGGAATACATAATGGCAACAGGAACACAGCGCCGTGAAGGCGTAACAGATAGTCTCGCAGGAAAGGCGGAAGTAAACCCCGTCATCCCGACATCGTCTGAACTACATATCCCGAACACGCAGGTTCCTGCTGCCCCTAATGTGACCAATTCACGAGAGGCGCAGCTAGCATCTGCACTTACGAACTGGATGGGCCAGAAGTGGCAGCAACGTGCAGACGTAGAACACGAAGCCTCTGTCCTCGACGGGCAGATGGCATACCAGCAGGGCCAGACCCTCGAAGATTTAGAGATGGAGGGCGACAAGTGGGCCAACCAAGGCTACCGCGTCATGCAGGCGCAGTCTATGTCCGCCTCCCTTCTCTCCGCACAACAGGAAATGATCAGACAGTCGCAGTACGCTGACGACCCTGACACCTTCCGTCAAGCATACGTAAACCGTTTGAACCAGACCATCGAAGGGCTCGATCCACAGACAGCCCGTATGGTCCGTGAGAACATGGCTAACCAGATGCCTGCACTCGTGTCACAGCACACGCAGGCGTACATGCAGAACCAAGAACAGAACACATACGACACGCTCGTTGAGTCCGTGCATATGTTGTCGCAAGACCCTAGCTCATTCAGCGAACTCATTGCTAACGCGATGGACGTCGAGGGCTCTGGTTCACAGATGCTCAGCGCAGATCGCCGTCAAGCGGCACTGGCAGAGGGCGTCGTAGCTGCATTCGATCGCATGAACCCTGTAGCGTACCAGCAGCTGAAAGCCTCTGGTGTTATGGACGACATGCCTACAGCGCTGGTCAACCAGATCAACGCAGCTGAGGCTCGCTTCCAGCAGCGTGCACGTGCTGAGTTCAATCCTAAGCTACAGCGTGGTATGCAGGAAATTCAAGAGCGTATCGACGCAGGCGGATACACCGGTGATCAGGAAGGCATGACTGAGGACATGATTGCGCTCTTCAATGAGCACCATCTAACACTCAACGCACATGAAGCTGGTGTGGCATACGCCGGTCAACGCCAAGCAGAGATCATGGATCAGACACGAGAAGTCGTGGCTATTGAAGCAGCACAGGCGCGTGGCGACTACGCTACAGTCGGCAACCTCACACAGCCTATGATCAACAACCTCGACGCAGGTGGTGGGCCAGCCAGCTTCCGTGCTATGGCAGAAGTACACATCTTCCCTAAAGAGAGCGGCGGAGATTACAACAAGCTCTTCAACGACTCGGAGCTACCCGGCAACCCATTCGCAGGCGTACGTGTCACAGACATGACAATCAACGAGGCGATTGCGTTCCAAAGCCCTAGCGGTGCATACGGACAGTACGTGGCGGCGCGTAACGGTGGCGTGGTATCAACTCCTATCGGAGCGTACCAGATCATCGGCGACACCATGAAGACAGCGCGTGACGGCCTCGGTCTAACAGGCAACGAGCGTCTTACTCCTGCTATGCAGGACCGTCTCGGTCAGTACATCTACGACACACAGGGACATACCGCATGGGAAGCGTGGCAAGGTAACGACCCCGGCTACAGCCGTGAGCAGGTTACTATGACCCGTACAGGCCAGTATTCGTGGGTAGAGAACGTCGAGCACTACGGCGGCGATACTACACGCGCAGCTATCGCGTATCTCGATGGTCGTGACGCAGCAGACGCCTACGACGGCGACGTCAGCACATTGAGTGCAGAGACAGCTGGATACATCGATCAACTCAACCGTCAGATGGCGGGAGAGGACATCTACCAGACAGCAGCACAGCGCCTATCTATCGCACAGACTTCCTTGCAATCAGCACAGGCACTGCGCGACGGTCTCCTAGAGCAACAGCAGATGACTGGCGAGTACGAGCTACAGCGCGACATGCAGTTCGCTACGCAGCGCCTACAGGCTGGTGAGATCAACTACAGCCAATACGAAGACCTCTACAACCAGCGTCGTGAGGCGAGAGACTTGCAGCAGACACGCGGTACGTTGAGCTACCTCAATGACCAACGTCTGACGTCTATAACTAACGCAGCTAAGCGTGAGACAGAAGCAGGTAACACAGAAGCAGCAGATGCTATGTGGGCCTTCCGAGGCGAGATGGCTGAAAGTCTCGAAGCGTTCAAGGTTTCTATCCAAGACCCTAACCTGAGTTCTACGGAAATCGCTACTATGGGGCGGGCTTACATGGATGCTACACGGCAGCTCGCAGCAGATCGCGGTATCCGTATTCAAGACACGAACCTAAACAAGCAGATCGAGACGATAGCACCCCTCGTTCAAGAGCAGATTAAGGTACGCGCAGATCGTGAACGTGATCAAAACATCATCGACACTGCGGTCCTGACTGGCAGCGTGGCGCAGCTAACTCCGCGTCTACGTGCTTTGCATGAAGAACAGACTGCTATACAGACTGCTAAAGATGTGAACAGACGTGTCGAGAGCGGTGAGGTTCCTCAGGAAGCCTACGGCCAAGAGATACAGGCACAGACTATCCAGAACTGGATACAAGCTGGTGTCGTATCACAGGACGCGCAGGACATCTACTCTGCACAGATGCTCGCTAATCTCGCACCAGACGGCGAAGCTAATCCTACTGTAGTGAACTCTCTGCTTACCTACTCGGACCTAATTAAAGCTGGGCACCATGAGGTAGCGAAGTCCATGTTCACTGACGGACAGGCACGTGGTCGTGCTGAGGCTCTGTTAGTCCTAGCAGGCGGTCCATCAGCTGACCCTGAGTCTATCGCCTCGGCATTGAAGACGGCACAAGGTCGTCTTGACCGTGCATCTTCTAGCGCCACCACTATGCAGACCTCTGGCCGACCCGGTTCAGCTGAGATCGACGTGGCGCAGCAAGTATCTGCTGGCGTCCGTGCCTATATGTCTGGACAGAACGTCGGCTGGGTACAGAGCTGGTGGGAACAGGGTACGATCAAAGACACGTTCTTACGTACTGGTATGGACGAGGCCGCAGTCTTCACACAGGAAAACGAAGACATGCTGACTGATCTGATCGTAGGTGAGGCTGAACGCAGGTTCGCACTCGACCCTAACTTGGGTATCCCTATGGAGAAGATCGTTGAGATGACGCAGGAAGACGTCTTAGGACGTACCTCTGTAATCGGCAACCGTCTGGTAGTCATGGAACGCGGTCATGCAGTCGTTGATCAGATGTTCGGTGAACGCGCAGGATCGTATTCTGGTATCACTGGTATCGAGCAGAAGGTCATCAAAGCGTTTATCGCAGACCAAGCTGCCCAAGACCCAGATCGCTGGGGTGTTCTAGTAGGAGCATCGGCAGAAGAGCTCTGGTTCGGTGAAGACCACATGACAGGTGAGACTGCTCGTCAGATCAGCCTGAGTGAAACTGGTGTACGTCCTATCGGAATGCACGAGACGAACGGTGTAGATGTTGATCTATTCGTTATGGGCCGTGACGGCGTAGGCATTGACCTACCAGCCGAATGGACTCTGGAACGCATGGGTGAATGGTATCACCAGCGAGAAGTGAACCGTGCCTTGGCACAAGTACAGAACTAAATAAAACCCCTCCCTTTAATCGGGGAGGGGATACTCAATCGGAGAGAACATGGTACAAATTATTGACACAGTCCGTAAGGGGCTGGTGAGCGAAGCAATGCCTTCCTCCGAAGAAGAAGAAACACAGGCACCGCAATCGACGACGTTTCAGGATAGAAACCTCGAAGAGATGCGCGACCAGATGACATTTACCGAGAACCTCGCAGCAGGCGGAAGACAAACCGCAGCCTACAGCATTGGGACGCGAGCTCTCGAAGAGGGTGCAGCAGCACTCGAAACATACAACGAAACTAACTCAGTCCCAGAAGACCCGTCCGAGATGTTCGGTACACCGGGAGACTTCGACTTCGATAGGGCCGCAGCGGTCGTAGGAGGCGCTCTAAAGGGCGTTATCGGCGGAGCGCATGACAGCGGCGAATCGTGGGCGACACGCGCTGAGGACGCCGAAGAGCTCCTTGAGGGCATGGATGCCGACGACTTCGAGTACCTCTTAGGTCTGCCGACACGAGAAGCAGCCTTCCGTGCGCGGGGCCGTATCCTTGCTGAACGAGCCGAAGCTGCTAGACTGTCCTATCAGACAGGCGGTGGAGCTACTCGCTTTGCTGCGTCTATGGTAGACCTTGATATGATCTTCGCACCACTGAAAGGTGGTATGGTCGGCTACCGTACAATTGCAGCAGCTGGAAGACGCGTCAGCGCATCCCGGCGAGTACAGGGCGCTATCGAGGGCGCAGCAGCAGGTGCTCAAGCAGGTGCACTGGTTGGCGGCGTTGAAGCAATGACAGCCGACTCACAGGCTGAGAACACATTCATCATGTCAATCCTCATGGGTGCTGGCGCAGGTACAGGCTTAGGCGCTGTACTTGGTCCGTCTGCCCGTCAGATGGCAAAAGACCTCGATCAGCAGATCGCTACAGGCGACCCAGCACTGAACGTACAGGACATCGTAGATGAACCTACGGGCCCGTCACCTATGGCACCGCCAGAGGCAGACGTAGAGCAGCAATCGATCGGTGCTGCCCGTGCATCGGGTACTACCTTTGAAGGACGCTCATTGCAGCTGGACAATCCAGACATCTCGGCTACGTCCGCTCACTGGATCGATCGAGCAGACGACCGTATCAGCGGCACAGACTTCGACGCTCGTCGTGCGGAAGAACGCAACGCATTCGAGAAGGTTCTACAGAGCCCTATTGGTGCTAGACTTGGCGGCGCACGTGTAGCAACTAAGCTGTACGATACACAGTCTCGCGTAGGTAACTGGATTGGACGAGACATCTTGGAAAGTGCCTCAGGCGCTAACCGTGGATCGAACAACGCAGCAGCACTACAGCGAGTGTATAACGGACGAATTAACGACAATTTCGTAGACGTCTCTAAGCTCATGAACGACTGGGCTGCGGACAACATGCCGAACAAGTTCTTCTCTACACGCCGTTTCGGCGCTAATCAGGGAGCTATTGAGGCGTTCAATCGGCAGGTACGTTTAGAGCGCAACGCACGTGAGAATGCACACCTAAATCGTGTAGACGATGCAGACGTAGACTACTCGACCACAGGTCTGACTACATCTGACCAGCGTATCATTAGTGCAGCGAACATGTATGACGGTGCAGCTAACACAGCACACGACGTCTTTACTGGCTTTGGAGGAAAGCAGACGCCTATGCGTGGCACGGCTGATCTGCCTAAGAACCCGCACTACAACCCACAAAAGATCATGGGACGCGCTATCCGTAAGTACCTAGACGAAGGTCGCTTTACACAGGAAGAGCTCGAAGAGGCTCTAGCAGCCGGTCTCAGAAGCCGTGGATTAGGTGAGGGAAAGGACGCAGCTGTAATTGCTAAGGCCGTTCTACAGCGAGCTAAGGCGCAGTCAGAGGGTGTGGACACTAATGTCTTTGGCCTACTGTCCGGTGACGGTGCAGATTGGCTCGAAACAGTGCTTCAATCCTCTACACTCAGCAAGACTGAGCGCGAAGGTATCATGAAGCGTCTTAAAGGCGCACAGGCCGACAAGAGTAAAGCTGGCTTTACGAAGTCTCGTAACGGCGTAGATATGGACATCGACATCGGCGATTCTGGTCTCAAGCTAGTAGACGTCTACAGCAACGACATGCTAGGCGACTGGTCGCGATACTCTCGCGGTGTGGCTGGGGGCTCAGCCCTAGCACGTAAAGGCATCGATAGTCCCGCTGCACGAGAAGAAGTTATTACAGCTTTGATGGCGGAGCAACGAGCGCTCGGTATTACAGATGGTCATAAAGACTTCCTGCATCCGAACGAAATGCGTGCTATGTTCACGGCGTTTGATGCTGGCCCTCAGAAGGGTTGGAGTGGGATGCACCCGGATCGAGCACCAGAGTCTCAGTCGATTTATACATCTGACATCAAACGAGCTGTTAACCTCGCTTGGCTGAACAAGGTAGGTTTCGCGCAGCTCGGTGAAACCGCTGCTGCCATTGCACAGAACGGTATGCGAAACTTCCTCGATCAAGCAGGTGTACGCACAATCTTGGACAAGGCGGCTAAAGACCGGGATCAAGTTCTGCTCAAGGACATCAAAGCTATGACGGGTACGTTGTGGCGGGACGAAGATATGTTCAGTCCGCACCTAGACCTAGACGATGCCGCGTTGATGGACTACGGCGATTGGAGAGGCAAGATTAGACGCTCTTCTCGCAACCTTGTTAACGTGCAGAGTTACGTTTCTGGTATGCGCTACATTAAAGGTTTTCAGCAGAAGACAGGCGCATTGATGACGACTAACCGCATAATGCAGTCTATCCGAAAGGGAGACCTAACCGCAGAGGAAAGCAAGTCACTGTTCTTAGACTTCGGTTTTGAAGAGCATCACATTGCAGCTATGAAGCGGTTGATCGACAACGGCACAGTCACTTTCGATGCAGACGGAATAGTCACGCGCCTCAACGGCGATCAGTGGCCTATCGAGCTCAACGAAGTGTTTAGCTCTGGCGTTGTACGTAACGTAGACCGCCTTGTGCAGAAGTCCTTGGCAGGTGAAACCGATCCTTGGATGCACACAGACATGGGTGCTCTGCTCACGCATTTGAAGACCTTCCCTATGCTGGCCTCTCAGAAGCAGTTCCTACATGCGACTAAAGTAGGCGGTGCTCGGTCGGTAGCGCTCTTGGGATACGGTGTCGGTATGGCCGCGCTAGTGTCGTACAGCCGTGCAGCCGCAGAAGGCAAGGATATGACCAACATGGAGCATATCGTACGTGCTGTTAGTTACTCCAACGCTACAGGCTTTATTCCTATGTACTTCGACCCGGTTGCTATGATGACTGGAATGGATCACCTGCGTTTCAATCGCTACGGAAACACGGGAGACGTGCTTGCGTCTCCTGCTGCATTTAGCTGGGCGAACGACGCACTGCGTATTCCCGGTGCTACTATCAAAGCAGCCGCAGGAGATGCTGACTATCAAGATAAGAAAGCATTCCGAGCAGCGCCTTTGATGAACACCATGATCATAGGCGACTGGCTGACAAGCCTCGGTCAGAAAGACAAATAACCCTAAGGGGCGGCTTCGGTCGCCCCGTACCCTGTCCTATAGAAGATAACCGAAAGGAGCCCAAGGTGGCACTCACTACAAACACATACACCTATACGAGTGGTCCTCAGAACTTCCTAGTGAGCTTCTCCCTCGGATTCATTAAACGCGCAGACGTAAAGGTCTGGGTCAATGGTCAGCTGGACGGCGCAGGCGATCCTGTGTATTCAGCCTTTGACTGGATTGACGACTCCACAATCACTGTAACAGACCCGCTGGTTAGCGGTGACAGTGTAACAATTCTACGCACCGTTCCTAAGACTGAGCTCGAAGTGAGCTTCAAGGACGGCGCGGACATCACTCCTGAGAACCTCGACCTTTCTGCCAAGCAAGGTCTCATGGTTTATCAGGAACTAATCGACGGTCGTATCGAGGGGGCAGAGAACCCGTCCGATGCAGCAGACCGTGCAACCGCATCAGCAGCTGATGCACAGACCTCAGAAGACAACGCAGAGGCTTCCGCGATTGCTGCGAACCTCTCCGAGATCGAGGCAGCTAACTCAGAGGCCAATGCAGGCACATCTGAGTCCAATGCAGCGGCATCCGCAGCAGCAGCCCTCGTGAGCGAGAACAACGCAGCTGACTCGGAAACCAATGCAGGTACAAGCGAGACTAACGCAGCAGCGTCTGAGTCCGCGGCAGCATCCAGCGAGAGCGCAGCAGCCTCTTCCGAGAGCAACGCAGCGAGCAGCGAGTCTGCCGCAGCAGCGTCCGCAGCATCCGCAGCAGCATCCTATGACAACTTCGACGACCGCTACCTTGGCGCGAAGGGTGTCGTACCTACGACCGATAATGACGGTGATGCACTGACCACAGGTGCCTTGTACTTCAACACGTCTACAGACACCATGATGGTGTGGACTGGCTCTCTATGGGTAGTCGCTATGTCTGTTGTTGACGGCACAGGCAAGACGACCTTCCACGACGACATTATTATCGAGAACGACTCTGCGTACATTGAGTTGCATGACGCGAACGAATCGCATGGCGCAAACATTGAGGCAGCGGTTAAATGCTTTGACGCTGACGGTGTAGAGGTCGGTCATGTCGGATTCGCCAGCCAGAGCTTTATGCGCGTCCAGTCTAATGTCGGGCCTGTTTGGTTTGAGGCCGACAACGACAGTCTTTCCTCCGTAGAACCAGACTATCCGTTCAAGTGGTATTGCCGGAACACTGATCTCGCTGGACTATCAAACGATGGTGAGTTCTACAGCAATCGCATTAGACTAACCGGCACCGGCGACGTTAGTGTGACATCGACAGGCCACGCTTTCCAGATCGGCGATGTTACCGGTACCAACATCGCGATAGACGGTAACGAAATCCAAACCCGCAACAACGGTGCAGCAAATGGCATCATGATCAACGCGGGCGGTGGTAACGTAGCTCTAGGAAACGGCGACAGTGTTGTAAGCGTTGATGGGCATATTGAGCTCGCCGCCGGAAGCCTAAGCAGCCTTCCGTTTTACTTTGAGGGTGACACTAACACTGGTTGGTATCGAATCTCCTCAAACGTAATCGGTATAGTTGGTGGCGGGGCTATTCGTGCTCGCTTCGACGCTACAGGCACTAGCACGACCAACGGTCAAACGGTGATGACGAGAGAAAAGGGCGATGCGCGATTTGCTCGTCAGGCAAGTACAACTGGTTCTGTTGACACCTACGGCTTCTTCCGACACAAGAACCTCAACACAGACCTCAGCAAAGGTGTAGCCTACGATGGCTCAAACCTAAGGTGGGCCGGTGTGAGTACATCAAACATCAGCTGGTACACTCTCCTAGAGGAAAGCACTAACACTGCACCAAGCGGCACATGGGAATGTCTAAGTGACGTCGAGA